GGCACCGCCACCGCCGGGGACTGGGGCACCGCCACCGCCGGGGACTGGGGCACCGCCACCGCCGGGAACCGGGGCACCGCCACCGCCGGGGACTGTGGCACCGCCACCGCCGGGGAGAAAGGCGAGATCCGCATCCGCTACTGGGACGAAAAGGCAGGCCGCTATCGCACCGTCATCGGCTATATCGGCGAAGACGGCCTGGAGCCGAACGTGCCATACAAGCTGAACGCAGATCGCAAGTTCGTCCGAGCGTGAGCAGCCGCCCGCGCCTGCCGGGTTCCCCAACGCAGGCCCGATCCACCTGGCCCCCATCGCCAGGCTGTATCGGAGAGTGGTCTGGCCGCACAGCGCTAGGGGTATAGCGTGTGCTGCGGGTACTACCTGATTCAGTTCAGAGTCAAGCCGCCAGATGACCCAATCCAGCCGGACAGAGACTCAGCACCGGCCAGACCACTCCCCCATACAGCCACCACGCAATCACAACAGACGGAGGCCCCATGGCGGCCAAATCGTTCAAGCAGATGATCAAGGACGGCGACCTGAAGCGCGCGGATGCGATGAAGGCTCGCCTCGAAGACCTTCACGAAGAGCCCGGCTTCAACCTGCGCGCCGAGGGCGAAGACCTCGAGCAGAGCATCGCGGATCTGGCCGACTACCTGCACCAGGGCGGCATCGTTCCCGCGCTGGAAGTGCGACCCCGCGAAGAAGGCGGCATGTGGGTTGTCGACGGACACCGCCGCCGGCGCGCTTACCTCAAGCTCGACGCCGAGGGCCGGCTGCCACGTGACCCGAACGGCGAGTTCTGGGTGCCCATCGTTGCGTTCGGCGGTAACGACGCTGAGCGCGTGCTCCGCGTGATCACTTCCCAGGAGGGGCGCAAGCTGTCCCCTCTTGAGCTCGCACACGGCTACAAGCGGCTCATTGCGTTCGGGTGGACCGTCGAACAGATCGCCCAAAAGATGGGGCGCACCCGTCAGCACGTCGACCAGGTGTTGGTCGTAGGCAACGCGAATACCGATGTTCAGCAGTTGATCAGTTCCGGCGCGGTAGCGGCGACGACCGCTGCGAAGGTCGTCAGGAAGCACGGCGAGAAGGCCGGCCAGGTGCTCGGCCAACAGCTCGCGAAGGTCATTGCAGCGGGTGGAACCAAAGTAACCCCCAAGGTGGTAGCTGAGCCGGCCGTGCCCCGCTCCATTCTCGAAGATCTACTGAGGGTCACTCGGGAGATCGTCAACGCATTCCCGACAGCCCTTCGCGCTGGACTGGCTGAAGGGCCGGAAGCGATCACCCTCACCACCAGGGCATCCCACATCGAGCGACTGATTGAACTGGTCGCGAGTGCTGAGGAATCCCTCGGCGAACAGTAGACAGGCGCCAGCGCCAAACGCTGGTAACTAACAACCGGAGGACGCAGCCATGTAGCAGTTAACCAGGAACAAAACATAAGGCGGAAGAAACGGGGTGCTCTGGTGCCCCGTTTCTCTTTCTCGACTCCATGCGCCAGCACTCCCCGCGATGCCCATCGGCAAACAATCGCGCCGCCGAGTGCTGACCCATGCAGTCAAGGAATCAACCATGCACGCAACCATCAACTGCGGCGGATGGATCGGCCGCCAGGGCCTCGGCCTGGCTCCCCGCGAACTCGAAGCTACGGCCTGGAGCGCCAGCGAACTGACCGCAAAGGAAGTCGCGCGGCGCATGGGTATCGCCCCTGGGACTGTCGAGAAACGTCTCGACGACGCGAAATTCAAGATGGGCGTGCGCAGCGTGCGCGGGCTCGTCCTCGAAGCCTTCCGCCGCGGAATCATCTCGCCGGCCGTCTTCGTGCTCGCATTCCTCGTCGCCGGCCACCCGCTGATCGATGACGACCACATGAACAGGACCCGCAGGCCGAGCAACGAGCGACGACTCACCGACGCCCGCACCATTCGCCGGATCGAAGAAATCACCATCAACGCGTAGGAGAACCACAATGCTCAAGCATCAGGAACAAACCGAAGTTCTCACCGGCCTGCTCTCCCAGACCGCCATAGCCCGAATGGCTTTCGCTCAGCGGCTCATGGCTCCTGCGGTGGAGGAACCCTACCAGGTCGTGCCGCGGGGATGCGGTTTCTTCCACATCATCGAGACCGCCACTGGCGCGGTGCGCGGATTCCGCCGGAGCCACAACGAGGCATGCGCATACGCAGAGCACTTGAAGCGCCAGCAGGCCGCCAAGTGACCAGGCGTCGAGCAATTCGAACCGGAGGCATCGGTGCAGCCCTGGGTTTCATCGTGCTGGTGTTCACGCTCCCCGCGGCTGTTCGGCAACAGCCACCCAGGACGCCGCCGTCCGCCGCCGCGCCAGCAGTTCAAGAGGCGAAGCCTCGAACGGTCTCCTACCGCTCAAGCGCCAGCCGCCAACACTCCTACATCTTCTGACCGGAGATACCCCATGGAACTACTCGCCAGGGCAAAGGCCCACTACCTCGCCGCTGTGTCGCTGTTCATGGCGCATAACGATGTCCGCTACTACCTCAACGGTATCAGCATCGAACCGGCGTCTCAGGGAGGCGTTCTACTGATCGCAACGAACGGCCACCACATCGGAGTCATGCACGACCCTGACGGTTGGGCTAGCAATAAGATCATCATCAGCCCGAGCAAGGCGCTGGTCGCTGGCCTGAAGAAACGCAACGCTGGCACGGCGTTCATCTACGAACGCGCAGGGGTGATCTCCGATTCCGACTGGCCCGCTCCCGATGACGTGAAACAGTTCGAACCGTTAGACCCTGGCACTCTAATCAGCGCGCAACTCGAACTGGTGGGCGCCAAGTATCCGGACTGGCGGCGACCGATTCCGCTCGAGGGGATGGGGTCACCGATCACCGCGGTAGATCCTGCGTACCTGGGAACGTTCGAGAAGGTCGTGAGGATATTCAACCGGGGCAGCGCACCGAACCTCGTACTGCGACAGGCAGATCCGAACTCTCTGATCCGCTGCACATTCCCTGACCATGAGCACCTGAAGAACTTCTTCGCCGGGGTGATGCCGCGCCGCGCTGATCACGAAGAACGACACGACGGCCTGCCCGACTTCCTGGGGCTCAAGGCGAAGAAGGTGGCCTGATGGCCAAGACCAACGCCCAGCGCCAGCGGGAGAAGCGCCAGCGCCAGCGACAGGCCGGCATCCCCGAGCGCAAGCTGCCCTCCCCGCCGGCGATCGACGCCGCGTTCGAGCGCCTGCAGGCGGTCGGCGATTTCGAAGACTGGAGAGAAGCGTTCTCGACGCTGCTACTCAACGCCTCAGCCCTGCCCGATTCCGATCTCCTGCCTCTTCTCGTCGTGTCGCGACACGAATACACGCCCAGCGAAAACGTGTCGCGACAACTACTCGCCGCCGGACTCTCCGTCGCCGACGACGAACAGTAACCCACCACCAGATCACCGACGCTAGCCACCGGCCGGCGCGGCTCTACTCGTCCTGAGGATTACCACATGAGCACTTTTGCCGTGTTCGGCATGACGCGAGACGTAGCGCTCGCCATGGCCAAGAAGGAAGTGAAGTCAGTACGCAAGACCCCACTCGGGGATGAGCACGTTCCAATGAGCGAATGGCTCGCAGCAGTCGAACGAAAAGCCGACACCATCATGACCGGAACCAAGGTCGTCCAATTGAGCCAACTCTTGGATACGCCGGACTTCTGCCACCAGTTCATCGAGCTCGCACGCAAGACCCTGGAATGCCGAGACATGCAGATCCGCGCAAGGGTTCAGCCATGGCATGAAGATGGAACTCCGGTTCTTACGAAGAAGCGGAAGCACAAGATCGAGTGGCAGCCATATGGCAATCAGCCTGGGAAGGTCGCCGCATGATCAGCTATGGATCGGTATGCAGTGGTATCGAGGCTGCGAGCGTTGCCTGGCACGGGCTTGGATTCCGCGCCAGTTGGTTCGCCGAGATCGAACCCTTCCCGTCCGCCGTCTTGGCCCATCGCTGGCCGGCAGTGAAAAACCTGGGAGACATGACCAGGATCTCTAGCAAGGTTCTAGCAGGCATGATCGACGCACCCGACATTCTAGTCGGAGGCACGCCCTGTCAAGCCTTCAGCGTTGCCGGCATGCGTGAAGGACTGTCCGACCCACGCGGGGCGCTCACAATCAAATATGTGGAATTGGCAAATGCAGTTGACCATGTTCGAAATGCCCGAGGCGATGACGAGACCGTTGTCATCTGGGAAAACGTCCCCGGAGTCCTCTCCAGCAAGGACAACGCCTTCGGCTGCTTCCTCGGCGCCCTGGTGGGCGAATCCGAAGAACTCCAGCCTCCAGGGGGCAAATGGAAGGACGCTGGTTGTGTGTATGGACCCAAGCGAACAGCCGCGTGGAGGATTCTGGATGCCCAATATTTCGGCCTGGCCCAACGACGCCGCCGTGTGTTCGTTATCGCAAGTGCTCGAGCAGGATTCGATCCATGCGAAGTACTTTTTGAGCGCGAAGGCATGCGCAGGGATCATCCGCCGCGCCGAGGCCAGGGGGCGAACGTTGCCGGAACTCTTACAAACAGCCTTGGAAAGAACAGTGGAATCCCTGCCGGAAACGACTGCAACCCCAGAAACCTGATTGCGGGAACGCTCCAGGCGGGCGGCAAAGCAGCCGGTTCCGCCACCCTGCAGGATGCTGAGTCAGGACTTCTAGTTGCCTTCGGTGGTAGCGCGAACTGCAAGCAGACCGATGTCAGCACCGCCCTGAGCGCACACCCTGGCGGCACCCGCATGGACGCGGAGACGGAGACCTTCGTGGTGCATGGTACGCAGGATCCAGATGTCGCGCTGGGGATTGCCCACACGCTGGGCAGGAACCACGGCCAGGAAAATGCCGTATTCGATCCGAACCAGATCACCAGCGTGACGAATCGCAGCCAACCCACTCCCGGGCTGTGCCACACACTGCCGGCATCGAGTCAGCCACCCATTGCTTTCAGTTGCAAGGACTACGGCGCCGACGCCGGCGAGGTTGCGCCGACGCTACGCGCGATGGGGCACGGCGACAGCCACGCCAACGCCGGCGGCCAGGTTACGGTACAGAACACAACTGGAGTCCGTCGCCTCACCCCTCGGGAATGCGAGCGCCTGCAGGGATTCCCCGACGACTACACGCTGATCCCTTGGCGTGGGAAGCCCGCTACCGAATGTCCTGACGGCCCGCGCTACAAGGCGATCGGAAACTCGAAGGCTGTCCCTGTCGTGCGCTGGATCGGGCGCCGCCTTAAAGCTCATCTGGAGAAACTCTCATGATGCATCGCGTCTATCTTGCGGGTCCGATGACGGGCCTTCCTGATTTCAACTACCCCGCCTTCAACGCCGAGGAGAAGCGGATCCGCGCCCTCGGCTATATCGTCGAGAACCCAGCGGTCAACATGATCTACCGCGGATCGCCGTGGGAGACATTCATGCGCGACGGGATCAAGCGGCTGATGGACTGCGACATTCTCGCGTTACTCCCTGGGTGGGAGCGGTCCCGCGGCGCGAACATCGAGCGCAACCTGGCAATCACACTCGGCATGCACGTCGTCGACGCCGAGGCGCTCCCTGAGCCCGACCTCGTCTGCAAGTGCCGCGCAATCCAATTCACCTGCTGCGGCATTCCGAGCGACAACGACCCCTTCGTGTGCCGGCGCCTGGCAGGCATGCCCGCCTACAAGTCCCCAGAGGACCAACTGGCAACCGCACGTAAAGCCCTCGAGCAGATCGCAGCGCTCACCGACGTCTCTACCGGAGGCATCGGGATGGACGTGCTCCAGATCGCCAAGCAAGCCCTTTCCAACTGATCAGCGCCAGCAGGCGTGAGGATTCATCATGCAAATTGAAAGAGAGGGTCGCGTGTCCTTCGGCGACGCCCGCATCTATATCACCGAGGAAGGCATCCCTCGCGACTGGAATGCGGCCAAGGCGTGGGAGCACGACTACAAGAAGCAGGTCTTCAAGCGCGTGCTCCAAACCCTGAACCGTTTGGGCTGGACGTGCACGGTGCCGGCCGTGAACCCGGAAGACCGAAAGCGCTACGGCTTCGGCATCGCAGACGAGTCGGCCCGCCGCCACCGGCTCTGCCACAAGGGCGACCTCAAAGGCGAGTTGGAAATCTCCGGGCACTGCATAAAATTCGAGATGTTCCAGAACGTGAACGCGCCGGATCGGCCCGACCACGACGGGCGTTACCAGTCAGACAAGGAATTCCACATGCCGTACCTGATGCGGCTGTAAATGGAGCGCACCCGCCGGCGCATTCGGGACTACCTCTGCAACGTGTTCACCGGCTACCGGTTCGAGCAGGAGAACAGTGGGCGCGGTAGCAAGTGTGGCGTGAATGGTCTGACCGCACTGGAGTTCGTCCAAGCCTGCTACGACGATTCGTGCCACTTCAAGGGCGACCTGACCAAGTACGAGATCTCCGACTACAACAACAAGTCGGCGGACAAGCTACGGGTCACCCACGGCGCACGCGTCTGGACCACCGACTACCGGGGCCGGATCATCACCGGAACCGCCATGTACAACATCAACAACATGTGGTGGGTCGTGTGCGGGAAGTATGCAGTCTTCAACAAGGCCAGTTCCGAAATTTGGGTGAAGAATCCCGGCGAACTTCGCCGCAAGCGGAACGAGCTGACCCGCCGTAAGCGCCTGGAGGCCGAGCTAGCCAGGGCCACGAAGCAGATGAACTTCCGGCGCGCCGAGGTGCTGCGAGACATTCTCTGGCCGAAGGATGAGGCGCTGTACCTGCTCTGGCACAAGGAGCATAAGGCCTATCACCGCTCAGGCTTCTCCGGCTACTCCTCGAATACCGTCGACGCCGGGCGCTTCACCCGCTCCGAGTTGAATGGCTGGGTGAAGGGCGGCGCGATGGAAGACGACCGCCACCGCCTCGTCCCCATTGAGGCCGCCGCATGAACCGCCCCACCTACTGCCGCACAACAGGCCAGCGCATCGGGCAATGCAACTGCATCCGGTGCCGGCCTCCCGAGGAAACGCCATGCACACCCTCAACCTGACCGCGCTGTTCCTGGACGGCGAGGATGGCCAGCGCCTGGCCGAGGTCAACGGCCTCCCACGCCTCGGCGCCCTGCTCTCCTCCGCTCAACTGCGACAGCTCGCGCGCCAGCTCAACGAGATCGCAAACGACGCAGACCAGGGCGCCAGCGGTGAGCACTGCTACACGGCACCACCATACGGAGCCTGCCCATCATGCCATTCGACGAAAGCCCCGCAGTCCGCCGCATAAACGCCCTCTGCTCTCCCGCGCCAGCACGCTACCTGCACATTCCCACCGGCATTCACTGGGTCGTCATCGACAGCCTGGGCAATGTCCTGCAACTCGAAAACATCGAGCGCCGGCGCCGACTGATAACCGTTTCTGACCTCGAAACCGAGGCCTGGAGAAAGCTCCCATGACCGAATCAAAGATTTGCACCTGCCCTTCCGGAGACGGCTCCCTCCGCCATCCGTGCCCGGCACATCCGGCACCGGTAGAGCTGGCGGGCGTAGCTGCCACGCTGACCTTCATCAACGGAAGGCCCGCCATGTGCGGGTGCCAGGTGGAATACAGCAGCGGTGGAGGCGAGTACTCCGACGTGATCTACGTGACGCTGTGTGCCAAGCACTCTGGCAGCGCGATTCTGGACCTGGTGGCGACCAACCGAATCGCTCTGACGCCGGAGTACGAAGGCCAGTGGCACGCGGACCTCTACCTGGATCGGGAGATTCCTCTTGCGAAGGCCGAGGGCGCGACTCCGGCCGAGGCGGTGCTTGCCCTCATGTCGGCAGAGCGCATCGATCCCGAACAGGAATCGGTAGAGCAGGCAGGCGGGGATGAGCGCGACTTGCAGGGCACGCAGGGGGAGCGGGACGGCTGGGGCCCGTTCCCGATTGTCCAGGTTCCGTGGAACGTATTCGACCGAGCCGTCATGTGGGTTGAGGATCGCCGGCGCTATGGCGATGACGGGACCATCGTAGACGACTGGAAAGCGCTGAAGACGATCCAGCGCGCCGCCCTGGCGCAACCCTCTGGCGAGGTTGTTGTCACCAAGAACGAATCCGGCACCATCGTATCGGTAACCCGCCAGGATAAAGAGGGGCGCGTGCTTAGCGTAATCGCTGAATCGCAACCATCCCCGGCGCAGGCCGAGCAGGCAGAGGCGGAGCGGCCGGAGGTGGTGGCGTGGCGTTACGGCTTCAGCGGCGGAATCGTCAGCGACAAGGCATGTCTCGATGAATGGAAATCCGGCGGCGAATATCAATCGCTGATGACCGTCGCCCAGCATGAGCGCATCGTCGGGGAGCTGCGGGCGGTGATCGCCCAACTCCGCCAGCACAAGAACGATTACATGGATTCCGGCCAGCAAACTTACCGAGCCTTGCAGAACGAAATCCGGGAGCGGGAAGCGGAAATTGCTCGTCTTGATGGTCTGGTTTCGGGCCGCACGGCAGAGCGCGACGCCGCCCTGGCCAGGGTCGCGGAGCTGGACAAGCAGTGTCGCGATGACGTAGCGCGTGCGCTCGGCTTGCGCCCGTCCCAGGAGCGCGGTTTCGCATGGTCCTACCTGCTGGCCTCGATCAAGTCATGCGTGAAGGCGTCCGAGGATACCGCCCAGGCTCAGCACAGCGTGCCGGAGGGGTATGCCCTAGTTCCGCTGGAACCGACAGACGACATGTTGGTCGCTGGGCAAGAGGCATGGACGCACAAGATGGAACGGCGCGGAGCGCTCGAAGATTGCGAAGAGGCCGGCGACGTATACCGCGCCATGCTCGCCGCCGCGCCCGGCAAGGAGGGGGTGTGATGAGCGTTCGCGTTCTAGACCCATGCTGCGGTGGACGCATGATGTGGTTCGACAAGCAGAACCAGCTCGCACTCTTCGGAGATCAGCGGAATGAGACGATCACCGTCACCGACCGCTCTCATTCAGATGACGGCACCAGGGTGCTCTCGATCCACCCGCAAGCAATTATCGACTTCCGGCGCTTACCTTTTGCCGATGAGTCTTTCCCCTTGGTCGTTTTCGACCCGCCGCATCTTGTTCGTGCAGGTCGAAAAAGCTGGCTGGCAGCTAAGTACGGGAAGCTGGGCGCCGACTGGCGTGATGACCTTCGCGCTGGATTCTCCGAGTGCTTCCGCGTGCTGCGAACCGATGGCGTGCTTATCTTCAAATGGTCCGAAGTCCAGGTGGCCACCAGTGATGTGCTGGCCCTTACGCCCGAGAAACCGCTGTTCGGACACCCTTCGGGAAAGCGCTCAGGCACGCACTGGATCACGTTCATGAAAACTGGAGGTAGGTCATGAGTGAGGTCCATAGCATCACAACCGAGCACCTTGCCGGTGCTTCAGCCCTGGATGGCGAGGAACTGACCCTCGCCCTTCTGCGAGAGAACGAAGACCTGATCAAGCAGAACAAGCGCCTCGGCAAGAGGAAGCCGCATCCATGGCTGATGTTCTTCTTTGGGGCGGCCTACGGGGCCGCTGTCGCAGGGATCACCGTCGTCTACTGGAGCCTGTCATGAGTGAGGTGAAGCGGTTCGACGTGCCGAGCATGCGCTCTTTGACCCAGGGCGAGCAGGCAGTAATGGGGTATGAGGTCGTCCTGGCCTCCGACTACGACGCCCTCGCCGCCGAGGCCCAGGCGCTAAGGGAGGAAGTCGCGCAGCAGAAGCTCCTGACCAAGGTTGAAAACGACGCGCTCAAGATGATGACGGACAAGGCCAATGAGCCGAAGTCCGAAATCGAGCAACTGGAGGAAGAGCTGGAATCCCTGCGCGCAAGGGTGGTGGTTGTGCCGGATGCTGCCAACGACCGGAGGAAGAGCGCCCACTATTGCAGAGGCTGGAACGCTTGCCTCAACGAACTGGCGCGCCTCAACGGCAAGACGGTCAGCGCTTCCGCGCTCGACACCCTGCGCCGGTTCGCTACCGGGGAGGTTGGGCACCTGAACAACGGGCATTGCCCTGATGGTCTCGAAGGGCACGAAACGCGCGATCCGGACTGCCCCGTGTGCAGAGCGCTGATCGATACGGAGAAGAGCAAATGATTGTTCTGAGGTTCGAAAAATACCTGACCCTTTTCTCCTATCACGGCCTTCCTGTCTACGTCGGAGACCAATGCATCACCCGCAGATCATTGGTCTGGTGGTGGCCGATAAACTGGATTGCCGTCTCCATAGGCGCACCAATCGTCATCTGGCGGCTCTGGCGTCTTTCCCGCAGGAGGAAGTCCAATGGCTGAAGAACTGAAACCGTGTCCGTTCTGCGGATGCTCGATGCGCCTGGTGAGCAGCCACGACACGCGCGAAGAAAATGCTTGAAATTGCGAACGACCTGCGCGCCCTGCTGAGCGAGCAAGCATAGCCACCCATCGCCAACCACTGTACGCATATACAGCAATTCGGATAATGGGCTACCCACTACCCGGATTGCATATGCGCACGAAACCCTTCCGCCCGCCGCGCCGGCATGAGATCGCCGGCCTTCGCTACTACCGCACTGCCTCGGCCTACAACTGGCTCGGCATCACCATGGCGCACCCGACCCGCGCAATCCAGTTGCTGCTCGAACAGTGCGAGCCAGACGTGCTCTCGCCGATGTTCAACATCGAGATCGACGCGATCCTGCGCCAGGCCGACGAGTACGCGAAAACCGGACAGGTGCTAGAGCGCGAGCAACTGCGCGAAATGCTCATGCACCTGATCTCAAAGGCCGCGGGCGACTGATCCGGAGCCCTTCACATGAAGAAAGCCCTATCCAGACTTGCGGCAGTAGCCGTCATCGGCGCCAGCCTGGTCGCGCTACATGCAGTGATCGAACTCGCGCCAGCATTCGCAGCCCTGCAATGGGGCTGCTCGTTCTAACTCGTACGGCAGCTAAATAGGCTGCCAGTCCCCGAAAACCATTTTCCCGACCAGCGCCAGCAGGGCGGGGAGGTATTGTCCAATGAAACTCGTAACCCTAGAAGAATGGGCGGCTGAGCACTTCAGGACGCCGCCGAGTATCAACACCCTCCGCAGGTGGGCAAGGGATGGCTGTATTATCCCTGCTCCCGTAAAACATGGTCGAAGCTACTACGTGAGCCCGGATGCGGAGTACAGCAGTCAAGAGCCCGCTAAACGCTCCGCACCTGGCGACAGTCTGATATCCCGCATTAAGAGCGCACGCCATGGCACCAAGGCCGCGTAAAGAGGGGTCCAAGGACCTCCCGCCAAACCTGTACAAGAAGACGGACTCTCGGTCAGGCGTAACCTACTACGCCTATCGAGATCCAGTAAGCGGCCGGATGTTCGGCCTGGGCAAGGACAAGGCTCGCGCGATTCGGGAAGCGATCGAAGCAAACCACACGGAAGCGCTTCAGCCGACTATCGCCGACAGGCTCAGTTCTGAGCCATCACGTCCGCCGCGGCTATTTGACGACTGGCTCACCGAGTACGAAAAGATCTACGCCGAGCGCGGCCTGGCGGCGGCCAGTGTCCGTAATACTCGGATGCGCCTGAAACGGCTGCGCGCCAGGTTCGGAACGATGGACATCCGGGATATCGGGACCATTGATGTGGCCGGCTACTTCTCGGAGATGGCGAAGGAAGGGAAAGCACAAATGGCCCGAGCCATGCGATCCCTTCTGCGGGATGTTTTCATGGAGTCGATGGCGGCCGGATGGACTGACAAAAACCCGGTGGAGGTGACGAAGGCGGCGCGGGTGAAAATCAAGCGCGAGCGCCTGACCCTGGAGACATGGCGTCTGATCTATGCCGAGGCAAAACAGCCCTGGTTGAAAAGAGCCATGGAACTGGCGGTTATTACCGGACAGAGGCGGGAGGATCTTGCAGCAATGCAGTTCAAGGACGAGCAGGACGGATACCTGCAGGTTGTTCAGTCGAAGACGGGCATGCGCCTTCGTATAAGCACGTCGATTGGTCTGGCTGCCCTTGGTCTCGATCTGGCCGCAGTGATCAAATCATGCCGAGGGAGGGTTCTTTCCCGCTACATGATCCATCATCACCGCACGATCAGTCGCGCCAAGGCTGGGCAGCCGATTATGCTGGACACCATAAGCGCCGCGTTCGCTGATGCGAGGGACAGGGCGGCGAAGAAGCATGGGCTCGATTTCGGCGCCAGCCCGCCAAGCTTCCATGAGATGCGTTCCCTGGCTGCCAGGCTTCATGAAGAAGAAGGGCGCGATGCGCAACGACTGCTCGGCCACCGCTCCGCGAAGATGACGGATCTCTACCGGGACAGTCGGGGCGCCGAATGGATCGACGTGGCATAA